CCCAGAACGATGGAGAAGTGTGACATCGAAGTCGCTGCCGGGGCGCAGGAATCTACTGTTGGTTGTGTCCCACACCGCGCAGTCTGCCCAGACTTCAAGAGGTCCCACTACCTGGCCGTTAATCGTGGTGCCCACTAACGCAAAGAGTGCAGAGCCCGAACCCGAGACTGCAGGATTGGCTGAGAGGAACTCATCTCCCTGCTGCTGCGAGGAGGCCTGCCCCGGTGCATATTGAAAAGCGCTGGTCGTGCCAGCCGTCTGTCTACTTGCCATCTATTTATCCTTTTTGGTTTTTAAGTGTGATGCTGCCAAGTGTGCCGCTCAGGTCCAATTTGTGGGAGCGGAACTCCCCGCAAGCTGTACAGATGATTAGCACAAAAACGGCCCTCTCGGTTGGGGTATCCACGGTTCCTGTCTCAGAGACAAAAAACCTGTGGTTCCCATTGCATTCGTTTGACATTTGCCCTCCGGCTATAGCCCTACGTCTTCGAACTTTGTGTCCTTCAGCTGCTCTCCGCCATCCTCAAAGAAGTCACAGCAGTACTCCCCCACTGGGGCGGGAATCTTTGGCCCACCGTTCCACGCAATGAATAGTTCCTGTTTGCAGTTCTGCCCGGAGACATATTCGCACTTCTGGCAGTTGGAACCTCCAGGTGGCACCCGCATGCCAACCTTGTGGTCCTTTGGGTAGACTGGCAGGACTCCTTTACCCTTTGCCAACGATATCCACCTTCTGGAGTTCGCCCATCTTCTGACTCAAGCCATTATCCTGAAGCTTGCCAAGAGCCTCTCGGGTTGGGCTAGGCATGTCCTCAGGGAGTTTGCCCTCTTCGCGCCGCTTGGCAAAGGTCTCTTTCCACTCTTTTGGAGTGTGGGCATCACTCCAGCCTTCTTTGACGTACTCTACTTGCTTTATTAGGTCTGCTACTTTGACCACTTAGGCGCCCCTCTTAAGCATACTCGTGGGAAGCCAACTCGTGCTAGGCGTTGCCATTCCTCCGCCGAGAACCGGACCACCCCCTTGCGGCGGGGTTACAACTTCCTGAGCAGAACCCCAACTAGAGCTCCCAGTGCCAGTGCCAATAGGAGTCCCGCCGGGCCGAGGCCGCGTAGAGCCCTGGAAAGCTGGGGGCTCATCAAAGCCCTCCGGGAGTTCTGGCATGAGATACTGAGACATTTAGAGCTTTGACTTCACTTCGCCCTCTACCGCTTTGGCTTCTGCGCCCGCAGCTTCGATGACGGAATGCTCCTTGCCCCGGAATGCGTATCCGAGGACGCCCCCAACCACGAGGCTTGCCACTACTGCGAATAGAAGATGCATGAATACTCCTGTGAGGAAGGGGAGGGTTTTACGCCTCCCCCACTCGGGTTAGTTGTTTAGGATTCTGACGTAATCACAAGGCCTGTTGGGGCTGGAGGAGGTGCTGGAGGTGTGTTGGGCGGCGATGCAGGCAGAGGCCCAATCACAGTGAAGTCTCCATTCCCTTGAATGGCGTGGATACAACTCGCGCCTGGAGTCACAAAGCCAATCACGATGAAGGCATCCACAACGTTGGTGTCCAGAGTGACGGCACCGGTATGGGCGAGAAGCTTCCCGTTGACACTCGCGCCAGACACCACTGTGATACTGGTCTGTGCCATCAGGATACCAGCGAAACTGGTATTGGTTCCCAACGTGGCCGAACTTCCAACCACCCAAAAAACCTTAGATGATTGTGCGCCGTTAAGAAGGGTAATTGTCGAATTACTGGCTGCGGTTGTTAGAGTACTACCGATGCGAAAGACAAAGACCGCATCAGAGTTTCCTTCAGCATCTAGCTCTAGTGTCCCGGTGATGGCCAGAGAACTGTCCACATCGTAGACACCGGTCTTTAGGCTGGTTCCGCCTATATCGCCGGAGAGCTTAACGCCGGGGGGCAACGCTGCGGCCTGAGCAAACGCAGATACTAAGGAGTTCTGGGCTGCTTGGGCTACAAAGTCTCCAGGATGGAAGACTCCTGATATAATCCCTGGAGGGAAGCCCGTGATAGAGGTCCCTGGCCAGACGCCAACGTCACCGGAAACTGTGGTAGCTCCGGTGTTGGTGACGGTGCTACCAGCTAGGACCTCAAATGAGGCCGCCCCATCGATGAAGACAGGAGAGGGGGAAACTGGAAACGGAACCGGTGCACTCAGCACCTGCAGGGATTCTACCGACTCAACTCCCTGTACAACTGAGGATACTTCGTAACTGTAAACCTTACCTTGGAAGACGTTTGTATCAACAAACGTGGTTGCGGGCGCGGTGACTACTGCATATACTGCGACTGACTCGTTGCCTAGGGCTGTTCCTCTACGAACATTGTAGCTGGTGGCCCCTGGAACGGGGTTCCAACTGATAGTAATTTCATGTGCCAATTCAAGTGCTTTCTTCCCATTATATTCAGCTTAACGTTTGATATGGTTGGCTGCTTTCCTTTCGGTCGGGGATTGACCGAAACTTTCCCTGCAGGTGCCCCCTAAAAGTATGAGTTTGATGCTGCCCTACTCTTGCGTTCCTCTTCACTATAGACCTTTGTGAGACGCTCCCTGCCCCTAGGCTTCATAGCGCACATGTATTGGAATGCGTTCATTAAGTGGTCCCGACGCTTTATGGGCTTCTCTTTACTGAGGCCCTTTAGGACTCCCTTAGCATAGCTATCATAAACGTAATGTTCTATCTCTTCTTGAAAATTGACCAGATTACGATGCACCCACACTTTAGGATGCCTAGAACTATCAGCCACAGTGGCATTCATGTACTCCAGACTGGCATTCAGACCGTAGTCCTCGCCCACTAAGGCTGGACGAACCGGGATGCCGCTATCTCGATAAAGCTGTGCCCCTGTTTTGTGTGTTTCGGCGTTTCTTTGCTGGGCCCACTTTGGGTCAATCAACCAGTAGTCAACTGGGTCTTCACCACGCATGTGACGGATGTTTTTGGCGTGCTCGGAGACAACAAGTTCGCTCTTGTAGTATTCCTTGTAGAGGGTGATGTTTCCGGCGGGGTCTATGGCTCCCCAAAGGGCGGCGGTAGTACCGGTGGCTGCTGGGTCGATAGATACAACCCGCATCCAATCCTTGTGGATTAGTCTGGGCTCCACAAGATGGGCCTTTCTGGACCACATCGGATAGACTAGCCCACTCCTACGGATGAACTCCCCGAACAACCTTGCCCTCTCCTCAGGATGCCCACTCCACTTCTGGATGAGCTTGGCTTTTTCCTCCTGCGGCACACTTGGGTTATCCAGCACACTGAGGTTCACAAACTTGATATCCTTGCGCCCGGCCTTCATCTCCTCATAGAGGTTGTATATCCAAGGCTCCTTAATACCGCTGCTAATGTCAGTAAGAGGAGTAACGGTAACAATGATGCGCCCGCCGCAGTCCACTGTCCGTTGATAGCATTCATCAAAAATCTCTGCGTCACACTCCTCGTCAATCCAAACCAAGTCCACGCTTGCAGACTGAAACTTCTCACGGCCAGAGTCCGCAGACTTGCCGCTAATGACTGCGTTATTTTTGAAGAATATTTGTTTATCGTCTGCACGGACATTGGTGACGCTGTCATCTTTGGGAATGAAACCGGGATGATTCGCTCCTGTGAAGAGCTTCTCCCTCCAAATTACGTCCCTCAACACATTAAAGTCTAGGCCTACTATCCAGATGTTTTTTGCTGGCTTTGGGGGGATGGGGAGCTTCTCGACCCAATTCCAGGCTTTCTCGCCCTTGAAGTACTCCCGGCCCTCCGCCCAAGCGGTGGTAATGGCGGCCCCTACTTCGGTCTTTCCGCTGCGGTTGCCGCCACAGACCACAAGTATCTTGGTGTCTGGGGTGAAGGCTTCGAATACACGCCTCTCATATTCGTAAGGCTGCCAGTAGGCAATGAACCGTTCCTCAATCCGTTTCTTCTCGATGGCCTCGATATAGGCTTGAGCGGCCTCGGGAGTCCCCGCCAGCCTACTCAGCTCCCCAACCGCCTTATCGACATTTGTTAGCAAACCGTCTCGCCCTCATTGGTCTTATAGGAAAGGGTCGCCTGGACTAGCTCTGCCGTGAGGCCTTCTATGAGTCTGTCCAGGCCCCCATCACTCAGTGCGTCTAAAGCGTCAGCGGGTATCACCACACCAACCTCCAGTCTATTCGAGTGAATCTCGCTCCACACATAGGCCTTAGTTGACCGGGCCTTTGGGGACTTCAACGGGTTTGGAATTTTCAAGGGCTAGCGCCTCGATGCGCTTCTTTACCTCTGCTATTTCGGCGGCGGTCAAATTCGCCAAAGCGCCAGAAACCTCGCCCTCTGTGTTGTATTCCACCTTTGCCAACTGTAGCCCTGCTGAAACTGCGTCCTTGTAGGCCCCCTCGGCCATTAGCTTCTCAATCCCGTAAAACATCATCCCAAGTAAAACGTGCTTGGTTCGCCTGGGGTCCCCCCCAAGTTCCTCAAAATAGGTGTATTCGTGCCGTTTGAGGCACGCCTGGAAAGCCAACCGCCTTGAGACGTTCTGGGCCTCTATCTCAGTTAGGGCTATCCCATTGAGCTGGGCGGCCTTACGGAGAGACAAATTCTCCCGAACCATGCTCTCACAAACGTCTTCGAACCAATTTTCGCTAACTTCGGGCTTGCGGGACATCGACTATGCTAACTCCTGCCTTTTCATTGAGCCACGCGATAATACTAATAAATCCGGCCAAACCTTCCAAAACGAGAACTGCCCACAACCAAATATTCATTTTGCCCTCCCAGTCTCCAGGAACCCCAACCCTTCTTTGCAGAATTTCTCTCTCTATGTCTATTAGACGGTAAAATAGGGGTGCGGATTCGGTTTTTTCTGAAAATAGTTTAAAATAGTTCTAGCAGTAATCCACAGAAATGTCCACCAAGCCTAAAGGACTTAAAGTCCAATCAGGTCAATGAGTTACCTCAAAATGTGTACCCCCAAAAGAGGACCCTAACCAACAGAAATGGGGTAGTGGGTTGAGGACAAAGGACTTAGATGGGAGTTTGAAGATATGGGGGTGTTTAGTGTTAAGTGCTTTCCGGTCATCGACTTAAGCCAAAAAGATGGAATTTCATAGGTCTGCCAGAGGAGATCGATACACACCCACCCCCCATCAAGACGATGAGGAACCTCTTACTTCAGGCGACGACGGCCAAAGAGCGGCCCGAGTCGTCGTTGTAGCCGCCGAGCGGAAAAAATTTTCCCGTTTGCGGAAGCGGGTGGCCGGGCCATACGTACTAGTAC